AGCATCAAAGCTTACGCTGACTCCAAGGTAGATGGCACAGGGGCTGGATCGTTTACTACGCTGGCAGCTTCTGGCGATGTTACGTTTGATACTACTACCCTTAAGGTTGATTCATCTAACAACCGAGTGGGTATTTTAAACGCATCTCCCACGGTTCCATTAGATGTAAACGGTAATGCTAGAGTAGTTGGAACTTTTTTCGTTGGAACAGACGACACGGACCCTAATGGGCTAGTTGATGTGTACGGTGGTGGTACAGGTCAAGACGAAGGTGGAGAAATAAAACTCCGCACTGCTGCTGACTTTGATTCTACATACAACCATTACTTTATAGATGCTCATCAAGATGATTTTAGAATAGGTAGAGAAGGAAATACTGACATTGTTTTAAGTTCTGCTGGTAACGTGGGCATTGGAACTGCTAGCCCAATTTATTTGCTAGATGTAAGTCCTACTAGCAATGGTGGTGAAATTGCTCGCTTTAAATCGGATACAACTAACGCAGCAGCAGATGTTTTAATTGTAGACCAAGACAATTCTAACACAAGAGCAGCACTTCAAGTTCAGGGAAACGCTGGGTCTACGGAGTGTTTGTTTGTTGGTTCCAATGGTAACGTCGGCATTAATACGGTAGATCCAGACTTTCTTTTAGATATAAACGACGATGCAGCAACGGGTGCAGGAATACGAGTCACTGGTGGCGGTGGTGGAGGTCCACTAGCTCAGTTTGTCAGGGATGTTAGCTCGTCGGGAAGTATAACAATAAATATAGCTGGAGGCGATCCTCAGTTTCAATTAACATCGTCAGGTAGTGATGTATTTGCAATTGGAGTAGATGAAAATGAAAACACTTTTCAAATATGCGCTGGTAGTGCTGTCGGGTCAAACCAAGTCTTGGTTGCTGGCACAAATGGGAAGGTCGGCATTGGGGAAACTGTTCCATCGGCTCCATTAACCGTAACATCCACAGCAGGTGGTGTCCTTCTGCCTCGCATGACCACCACGCAGATGAATGCAATATCATCTCCTGCTAATGGAGAAATAATTTACAACACAACGGCGAGCAAGTTTTACGGATATGCTGGTGGAGCTTGGGTAGCTTTACACTAGAAGGATAATATAATGGCATATTTTGGCGAAGAAATGGACGTATATCCATACGGACTTTATGATTTTGATGATCCTTATTTAGAAGGAAATGTTTCTATAGGGTTTGGTGGTGATTTTGACAATCCACTATTAGGGGCTGATAGAATAGCAAATCTTCAAGGTATTATAGGTCAAATTGCTAGTAGGGCTTCTGAAATGAGTGGCAATTCTGGTATGTCTATGATTGGAAGACAAGGACGTGATATTGGTGATTTTGCAGGAGGAATATTAGATCCTGACATAAGTGATTCATCTTCAGGTTCAAGAGGGGCTTATGATCCTAGTCTTACAAGCGATACAGCTACAAGTCCAGAAGGCATGAGTCCACAACCTCAAACTCCTGCAAGTAGCTCTTCTCAAGATGGTTCACAAAATAATAATATAAACGAAGGTGCTGATATTTTTGGCGATGATTTAGAGGCTATTGATATGGAAGGAATTTATGGTGGAGGAACAGGAGACAGTCCCTATGACAGAATGGGTCAAGGCGGTGGTCTTTTAAATCAAATTGTACGGGGTGGACTTACCCTTGGACAAATTTTAGATTCTTTAAGCAACCAAGAAGGTCCACAAGGAGAGCAGGGTTTACAAGGAATTCAAGGTATTCAAGGAGAACGTGGAGAGCGTGGTGAACGTGGCCTTCAAGGCTTACAGGGAATTCAAGGCTTACAGGGAATTCAAGGAGAAAGAGGGCTTCAGGGGCTGCAAGGCATTCAAGGTGAGCGTGGTGAAAGAGGACTCAGGGGAGAAATGGGTTTCCGAGGCGAGCAAGGAATCCAAGGAGAACGAGGTTTGCAAGGAATCCAAGGAATCCAAGGAGTACAAGGAGTACAAGGAATTGCTGGTGAACGTGGTGAAGCAGGCGCTACTGGAGCTACTGGTGCTACTGGCGAACGTGGAGAAAGAGGAGAAAGAGGAGAGCGTGGTGAAAGAGGTGAAAGAGGAGCTACTGGAACATTTGATGTTTCAAACTTAGAAGCTCTTATGCCTTACCTTACTCCTGGTGAAATTGAGACTTTCCAAGCAGCACAAGTTCCAAAGATATTACCTTCTGCAATAGGATCTGCTGATGAGGTTCAAGAATTTGCTGAAGAGATGGCTCGTATAGACAAGGAGATTGTCCCAACGCAAGCGGAGGCAGCTCTTGATCTTTACAGCACAATTACTAGTGGAGTACGTGAAGCACAAAGCCCATTGATGAAATCACTTGCTCGCAGGGCTGAGATGCAAGGAGTGGAAGCTGAAAGGCTAATGGGTCCGTTATCTTTCCTTGAGGCTCGCGATGCTACTCAAGCTGGTTATGGTCAGGCTGCTGCACTTGGTAGAGCAATAGATCCTGGACTTCGTGAACAGCAAGCAGGACGTTTGCGTGAAGAGCAAAAGAACGTAAACTTGCAGCTTGCAAGCAATCTTCTTGGTCAGCAAAGAGCTACTGCTGGATTGATGTCAGATATTGAAACTGGCATTTATGGCAGAATGGCTCCTGAGATTGGAGTAGATCCTGGTCAAGTTATTGGAATTGCTGGAACTGATATTCAGAATCTCCTTGGCGCTCAGATTGCAGCTCAAGCAGCTCAAGCAGAACGAGAAAGTGGAAGAAGAGCGCAGCAGTCTAAAATGCTTGAGATAGGAACTAGTTTAATTCCTAAGTTTACTATTCCTGGAACTGGCATTACTATTGGAGGATAATTACTATGGCACTTAAATCATCATCACCCATAAATCTTGCTGCACTTCGCCAAGATTACTCTATGCTTCCTCGTATAGCTGCTGTTAAGGCACAGGCTGACCAGCAAATAATTGGTGCTATACAATCAGGTCTTGAAAAGCGTAAGGAAAGAATTGAAAAAAAGGAAAAGAACGATCTTAACATTAAGCTTTTAGATCAAATAATTAAAAAGGACAAAAGAAATAAAATTGTTCCTCCTGATGTTACAGCCGAAGAATTAGCTAAATATGTTCCTCTTGAAGAAACTATAAAGTACAGCCAAGCTATAGGTACTATTAATCAGGGGTTAAGACAACAAAGGCGATTAAGAAAAGCTGCTGAAGGATTAATATCAAATATTCCAGGAATAGACGAAGCTACTAAAAGAAGATTAGCAAGGGCTAATCCAGAGGCAGCTATTAAACTTGGCATTGAAGCACAACAGGGTAAAGATCTAAATTATGAATTAAAACAAATTGGCGATAAGCTATACAGGGTTAATATTGATACTAACGAAGCAACTCCTGTAACTGAAAGAGTAACTACTCCTGGATCTTCTCAAGGTGTTGATTTGGGAGGTAGACCAGTTTCTCAAATAGATCCTGCAACTGGAAAACCAGTAACTTCTGCACCTACCACTAAAGATGCACCATTAATTGTCCCTCCAAGCCCAGCAGATATTAAAGCAAAAAGAGAATTGCAGACTAAAGATATTCTTAATCTTTATAGATCTCAAGCTCGTACTGGCCCAGTAGATATTGCAGGTATAGCTAAACAATTAAAGATTAGTGAACCTGTTGTTAGGGGAATTATAGAAGAAAATCTTACTAAGATTAGAAGTGAAGCTTTTTCAAAATTGCAGGAAATGGAAAAATCTTTTCCTGGAATTACTGAATATGTTGGCAAGTTAGCAAGCATAGACCCATCTAAAGGACAACCTCAAGGCTCTGGATTTTTAGGGCTAACAGGCAAAGAGTACGAAGCTAGTGATTTTGGTGATGTTGAAGCTATTGAAAAATTTAATGTTTTTCTTCGAGCTAATCCAGAAATACTTAGAATTTATGGAGTTCCCGAAAGCACTATTGCTGATATTATGAGGTTAGAATCTCAGTTAACTAATGAGCTTTCAACAAAGACTAGATACAGTGTTCAGGAAATTCCTGATATTATAAGGCTAGGATATTGACATAAGGAACTAGTTTTAAATCTTAGTATGTTTGTATATACCCTTAGATCCAGAGATGGTCAGGTAAGAAGAGTAACAACTGAAAAGAAACTTACCACCGAGGAACTGGAAGAGTTGGATTATAGGCTCTTTGAAGATATTTCCATGACTCCTGGAGATATTGTTCGTGGTGCTAAAGCTAATGTTAGTGATCTTTTCTTTTCTGCTGGTGAACTGCTTACAGATTTTTCAGCAGGTGCTGCTGAGAAAGAACAAGCATTAACTTACGTTACTCCTGGAGCTAGGCAAGTAATTGCTGAACTTGAACCTGAATATAAAACTGCATCTAGTTTAGCTGAATTTGAAAGACAATCTGAGTTAAGGGAAATTTCTAATTCAATTAGAGAAGCTAGGATAGAAGCTAGGGAAGAAATAACTGCACCTACTCCGTTAAGAGTTCAAGAAAGTTTTGGTTATCAAGCTGCTGATGCTATTACTCAATTAGGATCTCAATTAGCTTTAGCGGGTGCTGGAACTTTAGTTGCTGGACCAGCAGGTGCTGCTGCTTCTTTAGCTGGTGGAATTATTCCATTAGGATATACTATTGGTAAAGATGATTACTACAGGTCTATTGGGAAAACTCCTTCAACAGCTACTGTTGAAGAGCAACAGACTGCTGAATCTGTAGGGACTATTAATGCTATAAATACTTACGCTCTTAACACTGTTGGTATTAGAGGAATCCAAAGGGCATTTCTTAAGAACAAAAAAATAAACAAAAAGTTTTTTAAGTTAGCCGAGGAGGGTAAGCTTACTAAAGATTCTATTAAAGATATTACTAAAGATATAGGGAAAGCTGCACTTGGTGAAGGTTTTACTGAAGCTGCTGATGAAGCTAGTTTAAATATTCTTGCTAATAGTTTATTTGGCTACGATCCTGAAAGAGAAACCTTAGAGGGGACTGGTAAAGCACTTGCCCTTGGTGCTATTGGTGGTGGTGCTTTTGGTACTGTAGCTTCCACTGGAAGAATAGGAAGGCAACTTCCTGCTATTCCTCTTAAGTCTATTAGCAATGCAACTAAAGCAGTATCTGGTGTTAGTAAATCTTTAGCTGAAGGAACTTTAAAGGCTAGGGACATGGTAAGGAACGCTCCTTTGACTGCTAATATTCTTGATGGCCTCATGAAACGGGGCATAGATGTTAGCAAAGTTACTGAGACTATATCTAAGAAAGTTGTTCCCGTTACTAAAGATTCTATTGAATCATTAAAGAACCACGAAATATTTAAAAAGGTTAAGTCAGTTTTTGATGACGTAGCTAGACCAATAGAGTCAAAGATTTCTTCTATAAATGAAAACATAGGAAGAATACTCAAGACTTACAGCTACGATGAAATCAAAAGAAAAAATGATTTTGCTAAAAGGGTAAATCCTTTCCTTGAAAAGCTAAGAGTAATTCAAAAAGAAAACCCAGAGGATTACAAACTAATTAAAGAGGGTTGGCATAAGTCTAATAACTCAGAAGCTCTTGCTCCTTTAATGGAGAAGTACAATCTTACTCAAGAGTTTCAAGCATTTAGACAAGCCTTAAATTCTATACTTATAGAAGCTAGGGCTGAAGGAGTTCGAGTTGGTGAGATAGAAGATTACTTGCCTAGATTTGTAACTAACTACGAAGGATTGATTAAGTCATTAGGCATTAAGACTGATGAGAACTTAATGGAAATATTCCTGGAACGCAGGAAGAACCCAGAAGAGGAAGTTTCTTTAGATGAAGCTGCTGAGTTTTTAGAGAAGTACATCCTAGAGCAGCTTAAAAATTCAGGCAAAGATAGGTACAAGGGGATTGGAACTAATCCTCAGAAGAACAGGATTATAGATAATGTTTCTACTGACAATGTACAGTACTACGCTGATCCGATTGAAGCAACTATTGCTTACGTAAACAGGCTTGCTACTTCAGTAACCGACAAGCAGTTTTTGCGTGGGTCTAAGGAACTAGATCGTAATGAATTCAGGAACATAGAAGATAGCGATATTCTTGAGCAAGAGTTCGCAAACGCTTCATCAATAATTGTTCGTAGTGTTTACGACGAAAATCTTGATCGTAGACTGTCTCCTACTGTTACTCCAGATAGGGATGTTGACACTAGGATGCGAGGCAAGGTTTCTCAGAATGGTCTTCCTTTAGTTATGGAAGTTCCGTTTAATATTAATGGTGTCCCTATTAGATTTGAATCTAATGTAGATAAAGCCTTGTACGTTTTAAATAAGATTAAAACGGCTCAAGAAGATCCTAGCTTAAGATTGTACCTTAGAAGACAGCTTGATTTAAAAGAAACTAGAACAGATAACAAAAAGTTAGTAGCTAAGGGGAAAGAGATTGCTGCTGCTGTTAATAAAGCAAACAAAGAATTTAAGAAAAGGGCTAAAGAAGATCCTTCAATATCACCTAAAACTTTAGCTCGTGGTAAACTTATTCAAGGTTTAGTAGATGAGGTTGCAGAGAAAAGACTAGATGCTGAAGGAACTAAAGAGATACTTAGAATTCTTAGAGGTGCTTTAGTAAAGACTGGCAAGTACAGCGAAGATGCTGGCGTAGCTTTTGGTAAGAAAGACTTTGCTGACTATTCTAGGGGATTAAAAAGTTTCACAACTCTAGCATTCCTTAGCTCTCCACTTAGTACAGTTACCCAGCTTGGTGACTTTGCTTACAACTTGTTTGAGAATAAACAAGGTGCGTTCCAAGGTGACAAGGATGTACAGTTTGACCTAAGCGACATTAACATGGCGACTAAGGCTACTGGCTTTGAATTTAATTCAGATGGAACTATTCCTGGTAAGCTACAGAAGTCTATAGACTTTATGTTTAATGCTATTGGCTTTCGCCAGCTTGATGAAAGCTTAAAGGCTAAGTTCCTTAACAGCACGTACAATCGCCTTAAGAAGCAGCTAGGTAGTGACACATCTAAAAGTTCTGCTAAGGTCTTTGACGAGATCTCAAGGCTAATGGGGCCAGAAAGAGCACAGCAGGTAGTAGATGATATACGTGCTGGTAAGAAGTCAGACATTGTAGCCGAGTTTTTGTTTTATAAGCTGTCTAACATTGCTCCCATTACTAAGTTCGATATGCCGTACTGGTATCTTAAGAATCCTAATGTAAGATTCCTGTACGCACTGAAGAGCTACACGATCAAGCAACTCGATTACGCTAGGCGTAACGTGTTCAAGAAGATATTCTCTGGCAACGAAGACGAGATGCAGGAAGGGTTACAAAATCTTTTCCAGATGCTTACGGCTTTGATGATTGCTAATGCTCCTGTTGAATTTATACACGCCTTCTTGCGTAAGGGAAGTCTCCCAGAAATGTCCGATCTTACTACTGAGAACCTGTGGAGATTGCTAGGTCTGAACTCTTACACTGGCATGATAGCCAAGAGAGATGGCGTAGGTTCAGCAGCTATGGGTATGGTTACTCCTCCACTAGTTAGCTTTGGAGATGCCGTATCTAAGGATGTTTTTAACTTTGCTCCTCCTGTGCTTTCTCCTGAGTCAAAGTCAGTAAGGTACATTCCTATCGTTGGCAGGACTATCTACGACTGGCAGGACGCATTCAAGGAAGAATAAAAAAAGGGCAGCAGGTTTTTACGCCCACTGCCCTTGATGGTTACCGTATGTATCAGAGGTTCAGATCACTCTGGATCTGAGGGTTCGGGAGGGATAATTTCTTCTTCTTTCTTAGACGATAAGAACGCTTCGATTCTATCTCTAAGAGATCCAACTGTGGAAAGTTCTTTGCCCTGGAATGCTCCACGCCCAGCAGCTAGGTCTATGACGTTAAGTGCTAGCGACAAGTCTTGGTAAGAAATGGTTGGTTCTTCTGACATTATTAGTAATGTAGCTATTTAGATTCGTTTGTCAACTCCCTGATGAGTACCCTGTACTTCTCCTTTGTCTGTGGCCTTTTGGCTCTCTTGATCCTACGCCTGTACTCTCTGATTATCTTGTCTTTCTCTGTCTTGTGTTTAGGGTGAATAGGATTGCTGGAATAGTCCTTATTCTTGTACTCTATTAGGGAAATTAGGACATCCTCGTAAGAGGCTCCCAGAGGCCGTATAAATCGTTTGTAAGAATTCCAAACCCTCCCCTCGAAGGAATTTACTTCACGCTGTAGAACGCATCTGATGGCTCCTGAGGTATGGTCATGGTCCAAAACTGGATCTGTAATCTGCAATCCCGTAATTGGATCTTGTCCTCCTTGCTGCTCTAGGAGTTCTTCCCTTAATTTTTTGATTTCAGATTGTTTCAGTTTCTTCATCGTACTCAATAAAATCCCTATCATCAAACCACATGGTCTTCTTGTTGGGCATAATCTTAGATACGTTTATCTTCACTAAGCCTTCCATGTAAGCCAGTGGCTCGTGCAGAGTTTCCTTCATTGTCTCAACATCTTTTTTAGATAGCCAGCAGTTAGACCCATCCCCGATAAAACGATAATACTTTCTCCTAGCTACCATTATCCCATAACCTTGTGTTCTTGCCTGTACTCTTCCCAGTCCTTTATTTCTTCAACGATCCAGTCAAGGGACTCCTTGTTAAGTACAGCTTGGTCTACTATCTCGTGTATGATGTCATCCTTAACGCCACCTAAAAGCCTAGTAAGCTTCACTGTTATTAAGTCTACCTGATCTTGGTAGTTCTGGGCCATCATAAGAAGCTCCATTGCCTCTGATACTTCACCTACTTGCAGTGTCTTCATAACTCGTTTACCCTTTCTTCAATAAATCTTTGCATCCAGACCTCAAGAATCCTGATCGTCTCTTCAGGGAGCAGTGAAGCCTCGGAGTACACTAGCATATCGTTCTCATCATCTATGTCTATCACCTTCTGGTAGAACATCGTGACTTGATCCATTAGTGTCTTACCTAGTTCTGTCTTGCATATCTGCCTAACTGGAAACATATGGTAACCTACTGGCATAAGATCGCCAGTACACCCTCCTCCGATCATAGGAGCTACGCTTTCTTGCACGTACCCTGAATCAGAAGAGAGCATCTCTTTTACTTGTAATGCTAGTTCCTTGAATTCCTCTTGTATCATCCTTGTCTGTAAAAAACGTCAATGTGTCCTGGCTGCACTTGGTATCCTACTCCTTCTATAGCAGGAGCAACAAGTTCATCAAGCACTTCATGGAGCATCATGTCAACTTCATCTGATGCTACAGTGCAGGTTTTGTGCGGGGTCTTAAAGGTAAGCACGTACCTTTGGTGACAATTAGGGCAGGTTTCTTCTTTCATGGGTAATCGATTTTGTTTTCCTTTCTTTCTTCAATCATTGCTAAAGCTATTGTACAGTACCCGATAATATCCTCGAAGGCATCTTGTACGTGTTCGCCTTCTACAGCAAGCGAGTTCGTCTTGCAGAATGTCTGAACTCTCTTAACCTTGTCTCCCATCCTTACGCACAGGCCAACAAGAGGATCTACTCCGTAGTCCCTAGCTTGCTCGAAGTTAGCGAAAGCATTAGAACTTCTAGCCGTGTAATCGTTGTTCTTGTCTTTTAATACCTTCGATATTTTAGAGAACAAACTCTTAGTGAACTCTTCAAACTTTTCTTTTATCATAATTCCATTAAGTAATTCGTAGCTACCTTACCTTGCTGTACTACACCACAACCGATAGCTGGATGAGGGCCGTACTTACCGTAAGCCATAGCGTAACTGTCCTTGTCTATGCCAGATCCTAGTTGCATTCCGAACACCTTGCACTTAGCCCCTGTATGCCACTGTACGTAGCACTCAGAGTGGTAGTGTCCCTGAACAACTGACTGCATATCCTGCTTGGCTCTCTGGATAGCTTTCTTTCCATCGCCATGACAGTACACTACATTATCTATCGTAACGCTCTCAACGAACTGCCAGCCAGGAGCCTCAAGAACTTCACTGTACTCTCTGACCCACCGCTTTGATATTCCAGCAGTGTAAGCCTTGCGATGGACTAGCCTATCGTGATTGCCTATACAGACGTAAGCTTCAGGGAAAGCCCTGTACCATTTACCTATTCTCTGTATAGCCCTGTCTAGTTCTTCGCCAGCAGAGTAGCCATCGGGGTCTGTCTCGTGGTAACTGCTGTAATGGTTGTCGATGACATCACCGATAAGCACAACTTTATTGCATCCAGTCTTACGATCCACGTTCTTACAGAACCTGAGGTATTTGTCTAAGCAAAAAGGCTCATGCAAATCCCCGATGGCTAAAACTACTGACATAACACCAACTAAAACAATCTACTAATAGCTAATTCTTGCATCAGTACCCTGATTTCTTCCACTTCCTTGTCAAGAGCGTTCACTAGTAGTAGCTCTACTCCTGCAAGGGTCAGCTCCTCGGTAGTGATCTCGCGTACCTTTGGTGCTGTTTGAACTTCACCACTTTTATCAACGTAAGTGGTAGTATCTTCTTTGTACTTGAACTTAGGAGGATCTTCAGTCTTGTACACTTTAACGTCTCCATCTATGTAAAGACTGGCGTCAGTAGCGTATACTTCAGTCCCCTTCTCGTATTTACTGAGAGGGGAACCTTTGTATATTAGACCGAATGTTGATCCATCCTTGCGAGCAAGCTGGAAGTTGTTAGCGGCGCCTTTGTACACCTGCTTAACAAGCTTCCCTTGAATCCATTTAGTCTCGCTCATGCCTACCACGGTAGATCGTCGTCGTCATCGTCAGCAGCGGCAGCCATGACAGGAATGTTCTTAGGCTCTTGCTTCTCCTGTTCAGCAGGAGTCATAGACCTGTTAGCTTTACGCTCCTCGAAGGTAGCATGGTTATCCTGGATGAAACGATTAACCGTGTCTAAGAAGAAGTTATTCTGCTTAGTGTAATCGTAGTACGTCTTGTCTCCGATCTTAGCGGATTCCGCTTCAGGTATGCCAACGTACTTGCCGTTCTCCCAAGGGAAAGCGGATGCGATATTAGCACCACCTTGCTGCATCGTAATGTAGATCGGGATGCTGGTATGCTCGTTGCCTTGGGGATCTTTGTACTTGTAGGCTCCCTTAACATTAGTCCAAGTGGATATGCTGATAGGAGAATGCACAGAGATGTTAGGAACCTTCTTGGCAATACCCTTGAAGTCAGTGCTTAACTTGCCTTCCTTCTTCCATACAGGCACAGACAAAACGTCTACCCCTTGCTCATGGTTCAGTCCAATGTTTAGAACGTCACCGTACATTCCGTTGTCGATCCATAAGGATTCGATATTACCGAACAAGTTGTCAGTAGTGTACTGCCAGCGTTGCCCAGGTGATGGCCGAGTGTACTTGTGCAGCACTCTCCCGTCATTAGCTTCAGAAGCGTTAATGTTCTGGTCACGGCATTTGCTCCAGTAACCTCCATTAGTGTTATCTTTTTTCCAGTATCGTGTATCTCTCATGTTTTATTGGTTTCTTGTTTTGTACTCGTAATTAAACTCGTACTGTTGATGGTGAAATGAAGCGGAAACATCACTCCATATATCGTAATCTTGCAGATCTCTACTCAATGTCAAGTCCCCGAATGACTTAATCCTTGATAGGGCTGTGTACGTCAAGCCAGGAGCCATAGGCACTTGCCTTGGTAGCTGTAGGTGTACCTTGTTCAGTGTACTACCTTGGCTGGAGTGGATCGTCATACTGTACCCAAGCTGGATAGGGAACTGTACGTACTCTCCCTTGCTCTCGTCAGTAATCTTTTCTTCTCCATCCTTGATCGTAACTTTAGGCGTACTGTCTTGGTACTTCTTTGGCTTCAGGTAAATGATAGTGTTGTCGGAGTCTCTGTGGATTATCATTCTTCCACGTTTATCAAGTCCGTAGAACGTGCCAGTATCTCCGTTCACGATCCTTTGCATTACTCCCATAACTTTGTACGTCATGTTTGCTTTCACTACTACACGACAGAACTCCTTCAGATAAATGTTCTCTTCGATTGGAAGGTCCTTGTCTCGCTTCTTCTTGAATGATCCAGAGCGAGTGGCAGAAAAACACAATAGCCTTCCTGGGAGTTCACTAAGCTTCTCCTTATTAATGTTGTCACGTATTTTCCTTAGTGGAGTCAGTATAACTGCCTTACTATCAGGAGGTTGCACTCGTGTATTCAGATAATCAATATCTATCTTAGTCTGCTGACCTACCCTAATTCTGTTCAAGATGTTAGCTTCGATAGGATTTTCTTGGCGTATAACTTTCGTAAGTGTAACTCTGTGGAAGTCATCGTTCAGTACATTGCTTTGAAATAATCCGAACGGATTCTTGTAACCGTAGCGTTTCAAGGTCTGAGCATCTCTACCTTGTGCAACTGGTGGAAGCTGACCGACATCTCCAACGCACAGAATCTTAGCACCTCCGAACGGCTCGAAAGATCCACGAGCTTTACGCAAAGCAGCTTCGATGAAGTCAAGGTGATCGCACCTTACCATGCCTATCTCGTCTAGGATAATCCATGAGCAATGTTTCAGGACTTCCCTGCGTTGACCTCCGAAGTACCTGCAAGAAGGATCAGTAAATCTCTGTGCGTGTACTGGCTTCTCCTTAAAGTCTGGATTGATTGGATGCGTTGACGGTATCCCGAACAGCTTATGTATCGTACTACCTCCAATGATTGTAGCTGCTCTACCTGTAGGTGCAGCCAGGATTGTGTTACCGAATGTCTTTACTATCTCTTTAATTAAGTAAGATTTACCTGTACCTGCTGACCCAAAACATATCAGTCTACCTCCTTGCTTACCTGTCAGCATACAGTCCATCACGTACTGTTGTTCTATTGTTAATCCCATTTCAATCCTTTATTTTTGAACTTCTTACCAAGCCGCCCATAAGAGGGGGTCCTTATCGGCGGTGGCACTAATAAGTGCGTTTAGTAAGAAGTAAGTATTTTCTGTCCTCTAATCCCTGAATAGATTTATGTATCTGGACACAGTTAGCCCCTCCTGAGAGGAGCTAACAGTCTATCCTTCATCCCTAGAATGAGTCAATGTAGAGCTGTTGCTTGGAGAGACTCGGTAAGTCAATATGATCTCCTTGATCCAAGCGTTAGCCATCGCTGTGCGATACGTTTTACCACCAGTCGGGCAATTCCTGGCAACCGATGTCCCTTGTACCACTGGTACGCCTGTTCTCAAGGCAAGGGCGCGCTAAACTGAGAGGCATCATACACTACCTGTCAAGCCTACCTTCTTTTTCGTACAGGTGCTCGAAGATATTCTTAAGCTCATCTCTGGCCTCCTCGATGTCCTCGATCACTAAACGGGTGAGGTTATGAGGCAATCTGTTTTCAACCAGGTACGATACCATCCTGTCTAGGTGATACTCTAGTTTCTCCATCTCCCAATGGGAGTACAGTGAAGTCTTCAGGTCATTTGGATCTATCCCCAGTTTCTTCAAGGCTACTGTCTTGTACTTCATGACTCGCCCCCTTCTTCTTCGATAATTTCATGAACAGAATTTACTATTTGTTTAATTATAAATATCTTATGTTCGTCGATGAGGTCCAAAGCATCATTTCTTATGTTAGAGAATAATTCTTTTAGCACTTCGGGAGGGTCCATTTTGTCGAGGACGGTTTCTAAAGCGGATATGCCCCTTAGCATGCCCATGTGTATGTATCTGTCTACTAGATCTTTATGTACGTAATCACTCATATTATTTATCTCCTATTCAGTTAATATATTCGTTTCAATACTTCTTCGTACACAAAGCTCGAATCATCGTTAAGAACATCCAGCTCTGCGTCTGTCATTGGCCGTCCATCGTAATCCGCTTTCAGGATGTACGAATCTACGAAGTCGGGGTAATCGCTAGTATCAATGTGCATATCAATACTAGCCATGTCTATTTTGTCATAATGTATCTCTATCTGTTTCATACTCCAGACCAAGTAAGCTCCTTTGACTTTCTCATTATGGATCGTGTAACGAGATCTTCCAAGTCTCGTTTCATTATGTTATCAATGGCGATCCTTCTTACCTCACGAACCTCATCCTCAGTAATAGGGTTCACCATATCAGTGATCCTTTTTACCTCAGCAGCAAACGCAGCTTCGCACATATTCGTAGGCACTTCTACTCTCAAGTCCTCGATGGAGATAGACTTCAGCTTAGAAAGATCGTAACCTTTTTTCTTTAAGGCGTGTCTTTGTCTGTGTCCAATTATCGAGTTCTTGCTCCAAGAGATAATCTTATCTCCGTAAACAATGACGAATCTCTTACCATCATTGTACTTTTTGTCGAGTAGATGTTGATCTACCTGTATCATTTCTTCCTCCTTTTCTTGGGTGTATGGCGTGGTCCTTTATTGGCTTTAGGCTTCTTTGGCTTAAAGTTGTGGCGTTTTTCAAGACCCTTAATTGGCGCTCTTAGTATTCCTAGTGACATTCTTCTTCCCTTCTAGCATATCTTTCATCCAGTTGTTATTACTCTCTGCGTACCCGAACCTATCGAGATCCCTGTACGCTACTACAATGTCATGCGGCACTCTCTGTGCCACAGAGTAGTACTTGTACCTACCAAGAACCTTGCGATCCTTGATAGGGCAGTACCCACGTTCTTCGATCCTTGGATTTTCTATTATCTGCCAATGATCGTACCTATATTGCTGTGCGTCTCCGCAACTTATGCCGTACTTGTTCTTGTCTAGCTCCACGCTTCACCTCTTTCTACTATTTCTTCTGCTGCATTTTGTGCGCAGATTTCTATAGCTTCTTCCTCGATTCTTTCAAGGACTTTATCATCCAAGAGATCAGAGATTTCCTGTATTGAGCCAGGTAGCCATACGCCATCTACGTACGGTTCTGAAGGGTCGAAGGTATCGAGTGTAACGTCGAACTTTGTGTCGTGTACTTTAACTTCTATTGTGAATTTGGGTTTCATTTATGGCTTCAGGTTACATTCTCCAGCTTCGAGCTGGCTTTGTGCGTTACTGAATACATTGTCTAGGCGTCTATCAAGATCGTCTATACCCTGCATTCTTCCTCTGTAGAAGATCTCTTGTGCGTCGAGATCTAACTCCTCACGTATGCACTGCCCTAGCATCTTATTGATGTAGTCCAGTTGCATATCAGCAGCTTCTAAGAATCCATTCTTGATGTCCTGCCGAACGTCATTAATGAATCCGCGAGCTGTGGTTATTGTGCGTGTTGTGTATTTCATGTCTTATTTTACGATTAGGTTAATAAATAGCGAGTACGCTATTGCGAGTATTGATACAGCTATGGAAGCAGCAGTCAAGATTTCTAGGATTTTTTCTAGTTTATTCATTAATCCAGTTCCTTTCATCGTTATTTAATGCATTCAAATCTGCAAATCTCCTCCATAGTTCGAACGGATAGCTTGCCGTAATCCTCCGCGCTTAGCGTACCGTTCTGATAATGGCGTTCGATTTTCTTGTCTATCGCTTCCAACTCTGCCAGGCCAGCAAGGTCTATCTTCCTGGCGTAGTGTTTGGCAACGTCTTTCTGTGTCTCTTTCAGTAGTGATTTCATGATGGTGATTTCCTTTCGTTTAGCTAAATAATTGAGGGCATAAATACACTACCAAAGTGTCAAAGCTGCGAACCTCTTTGCATCGGATCAGCCCCTCGGCCTCCATCCTCAAAAACTCCTCAGCGACCTCGACCTCTCGACCCACGTATACGCCATCCTTGTATACCTCTGACGCTATCTCATCAATCACTCGACAGTCATAGCGGTAGAGTCGTTTTCCTTTCTCGGTGATGGCGCGAATGATTCTGTTTCTAATTTCGTTCATGATTTTGATTTCCTCTCGTTTATTTTGATCATTAGCATCGATGCAAGAACAATTATGCCCGCAATAAATCGTATTGTTTCAACCTCCATAACTACCGACCCCAGCTTTCCTTGATCGTTACCCATAGGATCGCTTGAAACTCGAACCCTTTATAGCCATGATCACGTGCAATTTCTGCCGTGATTCGCTCAATCCGTCGATACTGTTTAGCCGTTACGGATTCCACGGTGTCGATGATTCCTTGCTCTGGAGAGCATAGGCACGCGCGAATGTGCCACTTGTCGATGGTTATATGCTCACTTGATAGGTGAGCAATGTTCATTGCAAAGGAATGCGTTTTTGGTGAACTTTCTGCAATCAATTCGCCATCGAGAATCCGAAACGCTTTGCGTTTGTTTGCTCCGTACGTACAAACCTTCACGCTATCCGCATCGAGTCCCGCTTGCCATGCGTTAATCACTGCAATGGCGTCAATTTTGTTTCTTTCCCATTTATTATTCGGAGAGAGAGCGGATACAACTGCCGCAACTTTGTATCGATCAACCCCGAATTTTTCTGCCGTTTCAATGGTGAACTTGCGTGCATCTGCGTACCAATTCGCGCCATCATGGCGATTTTCTAAACTTGAAACTCTAAACCATTTTGAGAGATTCAAGCGAATGTTTTTGTCGTCTGTTTTTGTAACGGTTTTCTTATCCATGCTCCAAAAATTGGGGAAAAGAGCGGAAAAGATCAAGAATTATCTTTGCAAGTAACTTGCGATTAGCTGGAAAATGCCTGGAAATCAGTAACTTATAAAGGAAAACTTTTTTCAACTATTTTGTGAAAGTAGCTTTTCAACTATCAACTTACTTGATAAAATAACGAGTGAAACGAGTTGATAAAGCAAAGAAGATTCAAGCAAATGGGATTGAAAAAGGCACCCTAAAACCCTTTGGAATTGTTAGTGATGCCTTCGGAGATTTATCACCAAAGAGAAAGAAAAATTGCGCCTTGATTTTTGCCCTTAACACTATACGCGCGTACGCGCTTTAATACAAGGGGGGAGGGGATCGAAGATCGAGTCGCGTCGCACGTGTATTATCATAAACTACCCCTTTAAAAATTATGCAACTCAAGGGTTTTGCAAGTGTACTAAGTGTGCCAAGTGTGCCAAGTGTAAACTGTTTTTTGTACTTTACTTAGCGACAGTACATATAGATAATTAGTAAAGGAAGATTTTGACTTGACTTTACGCAAATTATTTGCAATAAGAAGTTGTGCAAGAAGATCATCCAGATCAGACACAAAGACTAATTAAAGAAGAGTTGCTTTGTGATATAGACCTCAAGATTAAGGAATTCGTAAAGAGTTCTGAGCTTGATGGTGTAAAGGCTTTAGAGAAGTACAATCCTGAGAAGGCTGCTAAGATACTGTTTCTGAGTGCTAGTGGCAAGACCCAGACTCAGTTAGTGCGTAAGTACGGGTTCAAGAGGGATACTATTGTTAGGGTGCTGGCTACCTACGCAGATCATTTAGGTAAGTGGAGAGAGCTTGGTGGTCAGTTAGCTTCGTACTCTTACTTGAATATTAGTTCACTAGAGGAGGATATGGTACAGGAGGTACGCTCTAGCATGGAGTCAGGGGAGCTTAAGCCTACGTTTAAGGACATCAAGGATATTAGTATAGCTAAGGCTAACTCCGCTAGGGAGGCTTTATTGGCTAGGGGTGAAGCTACGAGTATCAACAGGGAAGAGAAGGTTTACACTGACGAGGATTACAGGGAGCTGATGGAAAAGGCTAAAAACAAGATGAAGGAGGCTCAGGTAATAGATTTAGACGATGAACGGTAAAGGCGACAGAAACAGGACTACTGACTGGGAAAAGTTTTACGATGGGTACAATAAGGTATTCCGTCCTAAGGAACCTTTTTACAAGGACGTGCAGGAGTACGAAAGTAGATTTAGAGGTAAAGATATAGAAAAAACGCCTTTTAAGGCAGACCCAATCAAGCACGATATAAGAAGAGTCCTTTAATGAATAAAAACTTAGATTTAGTTCACAAGTCCTTAGATACTATTACTCCAGATTGGCAGACTGTTTTAGTGGCTACTCTTACAGAAGGTGGGTTCGAGTACGACATCTTTAACAAAATAGAAGAAGAACACTTTCAAGAAAACCTAGCTGTCTTATTGGCCTTAGTTGCCAAGAAGTCCATGCAGGAGCTAGAAAGAATAGACTGGTCAGACAATTAAATTTACTGAACATCCTTTACTTGTTCCTCCTACAGCAGAGGAAATTGTCTGGCTGTACGAGAACGACCTTAACCTGCTTAAGGAGCTACACAAGGCTCATGAAAGCAGGATTAAGGCATCTGAGGACGATCCTATTCGTCATGGTTTCAACTTGCCTGGATGGGAGCGTATAAAGGAAGGTCTGCAAAAATACAACGAGTGCTTAGTCCTTGGTGGCAACAGATCAGGCAAGACTACAGGCTTTGCTAAGATTGTTATGGAGGCAGTAACTGAGAGCAATGATGGTCACTTAGTATGCTTTAGCCAGAACGAGGATACTTCCATTAAGGTGCAGCAAGCAGCTATATGGGAGATGATGCCTAAGGAGTTCAAGAAGAAGACTAAAAGCATCGAAGGGTACATAAACTACAGTATGCAGAACGGGTTCACTGCCAAAAGCTTCATCTTCCCTGATACCCGTACTCGTGTAGACTTTAAGACGTACACCCAGTTTAGCAACAACCAGACTATTCTTGAGGGCTTTGAGTTCGGATTCCCTGATGCTAAGGGGTTAAACATAGGTGCTTGGCTAGATGAGTACCTTGGGGATGCTTCATTGGTAAACACTCTTAGGTTCCGACTAGCTACTAGGGATGCTAAGATGGGTATAGGCTTTACTCCGATTGATGGCTATACTCCTTTTGTGGCAGAGTACCTAAAAGACGTAGAAACGCTACAGACTCGTCATGGTGTGCTAATAGATAGGGAAGTCCCTATTAAGCAGTACAGCCCATCTAGGGACGCATCAGTGGTATATCTGCACTCAGATGAGAATCCCTTTGGTGGCTACGAGCGTATTGCTAAGGACCTTAGAGGCAGACCAGAAGAAGAGATACTAGTTCGTGCTTACGGGATACCTGTAAAGAGCATGACTTCTTTGTTGCCCCTGTTCAACACTGAGGTAAATGTACTGAACGAAGAGCCGAACAAGTACGGTATGTCCTTCCCTGACATTTCTGATCAGCACAGGTACACTTGTTACCAGGTAGTTGATCCAGCAGGTGCCAGGAATTATGTAGCGATATGGGCAGGAGTAAACGAAAAGGGGGATGTGTACATTCGTAAGGAGTGGCCTGATAGGAATTATTACGGGGAATGGGCGGTGTTTGGAGATCCTAAGTGGCGTTATGGGCCAGCATCGAAAAAGATAGGGTACAACGTACAAGGATATGTTGATCTGTTTGAAGAGATAGAGGAAGATATTGGAATAGAGGTATTCGAGCGTATAGGTGATAGTCGTTACTTCGCTAAGGAGAACTCTGACAATGATGACTTGTTTACCGAGTTCGATGACTGCGGCATGACCTTTATTCCGTCTGATGGCAGGATGGAGGAGATAGGCATTAGTGCGATAGACGAGTGGTTTAGCTACAACCCGAATGTACCGATAGATTCCGCTAATCGCCCTAGGTGCTACATCCACGAGGACTGCGGGAACCTAATAGACTCTTTAATAAACTATAACGCTTCTGGCAAGTCCGACGAACCGCTAAAGGACTTCTTTGACATTATACGCTATTTGCGAATGGCGAATGGAGGAGATGGTCCTGACCATGTTCTTGCTAGAAGTATGATGACAACTAAAGTAGGATCAGGATATTAATTATGGCTAAAGTAAAACTAACTAAACTGGCAGCTCAGTTCGCCCAAGACTTCGATTCGTTCTTTGAACTAGCCAAGAGCAAGTTATCTGCTGATATGCTTACTGGCAAAGGGAAGAATACTTGGGTAGACGAGGAAGGCCAAAAGATCCTAATTGACTGCATGTACGTCGAGGAGATTGTTCCTAAGCATTACAAAGGCAAGGTCCTAGCAGATGCTCCTAATCCAAGCTATGTGTTCGCGTACATAGATGAAATCAAAATGAAGGTTCCAGTTGTTATTGCTAGGAAGTACAAGGGAAAAATGAAGGGGAAGACAATAACAATCGAGATGATAGAAGATGTCCGAGGACGGAGTTATAGATACGTTGCGTGAGCTAGTTCTTGACCCAGATTTTATAGATGAGCAAGTAGATAGGTTGCTTGCTTGGGAAATCTTTGTAAGGCACATTAAAGGTGAAGATCAACAATTTATGAACCCATCAGAATTGTGTGATAGAATAGGTGTACACAAGTGGTACATTAACCACCTTCTAGAAGACATTAAAAAATCAAAAAGATTTTATGCAAAGTGATTCAGTTTCAGAGTCACTAACCTACGTTAGTGCTGAACCAGATATAGAGTCCCTTCGTTATGCTTACGACCAGTCAGTAGTTGAGCTTGAAGCGTACTTTGATCTGTGCAGAGAAAGTTATGATGAACGCCGTAATTGGTGGCCTGGAAAGAGCAGGGATCTTCGCAAGCACGGTGCTGATGCTTTCCCCTGGGAAGGTGCATCTGATATGGAAAGCCATGTTATTGACGAGCGAATTACTAGGCTTGTATCCCTCTTTATGGCTTCTTTGTCTAGGGCTAATATTAGGGCTTTCCCAGTAGAGGTTCAGGACGTAGCTAGAGCTAAGGTAGTTTCTAACTTTCTTAAGTGGATGATTTCATCTGGGTACATTTCTCGTTTTAGCCGTGAGATGGAGCTAGGTGCTAATTATTTGCTAGAGCGTGGATTGCTTATCAGCTACGTAGGCTGGCACTCCGAGGACAGGAAGTTTCTTCAGCGGTTAGATCTTAACCAGATAGCCCAAGTAAGCCCTCAGTTGGCAGAGATGATACTTTCTGGGCAGAACGAAGACCAGATGGTAGCTATGCTCCAACGCACCTTTGATGGTGTTACAGTCAAGCGAGCAAAGAAGGCACTAGCTGAACTAGCGGATATTGGCTCTGCTGAGTTGCCAGTTGTTCGTCGTCAGGTAAATGCCCCAGAGGTAAAGACACTAGCACCTGATGGGGACTTTATCTTTCCTCCGTATGTTACAGATCCACAACGTGCGCCTTACTGTTTCTGGAAGACGTACTACACTGCACAGGAGCTAGAAAATAAAATAGCTACTGACGGATGGGACGAAGATTTTGTCGATTTGGTCATAGATAGATACCGTGGTGTAAATATAGACTCTATAGAAAGGGAGCAGGAGGGACGGCGCTCTTTGAGCCTTACTGACAACGCTTACGAGGCTGAAGAGCTAATAGAGATAGTTTACGGGTTTCAACGTCTAGTTGACAAGGAGGACGGCTCTGAGGGGATATACTGCACAGTATTCCACAAGGAGTTCAGTGGCGATGGTAATGTACCTGGGTACGCAAAGTTCGAGTTGCTTAATGGCTACGAGGACTACCCAGTAGTAGTTACTAAGCTATCTGAAGACAGCAAGCGACTGTACGATACGATGACTGTCCCAAGTCTACTCAAGGGAATACAGCAACAAGTAAAAATAGAACGCGACAGCCGCATTGACAGGAATAGCCTTGCTACCGTCCCTCCAATTTTGCACCCAGTAGGACAAGCTCCTACAGACTGGGGTCCAGGAAGGTACGTCCCGTATCGTCGTAAAGGCGATATTGATTTTGGACCTACTCCTCCTTATAATCAAGGATCTCTTGAAATGGAGAAGACAATGGAGCAGCAAGCAGATAGGCTTGTTGGTTTAGATGAAGTGTCTCCAATCTCGCAGATCAGGAAGCAGTTCCTAGTGGACAAGTTCCTTAGCCATTGTGCTGAGGTTGTTTCTCAGTGCTACCGTTGCTTCCAGAGGTTCGGACCTGACCAGATATTCTTTAGGGTTACAGGTGTACCTGATCCTCAGATGTTCAATAAAGGGAACGCTGATGAGAACTTCGATGTTACAATTAGCTACGATGTTCTTAACACGGACCCAGAAAAACAAGAAAATAAACTAAACCAGATGGTTTCCCTCCTGCAACTAGATCGCAACGGGAGGATAAATGTAGATAACTTGCTAACATTGATAGCAGGTTCTGTTGATCCAGTGCTGGCTGATGGGGTTCTTGAGCCTGTTGAGGTTGCACAGGAAAAACTACTTAAAGATATTACAGATGACTTATCGAAAATTTATTCGGGGATCGAAGTCCCAGCGCGTCCAAGCGGCGCTCAAGCGGCTTTACAAGTTATTCAGCAGTACAGTCAGCAACCTGACGTCCAAAAACGTTTACAAGAAGATGAGGCTTTTGCTGCTCGTCTTCAGAAATACGCTGGACAGTATCAGTTTGCTATACAGCAAGCTCAGAACGCGCAAATAGGCAGGATTGGGACACAACCAGCCCAAATGGGGCAGATGCAAACCCAAGGCATGCAGCAGTAATGGCTGATAACAAATCAGTATCTGATTACGCTCGAAAGAGAGCGAGGAATAAGTTTAATCAAGAACTGTACGAGCAAATAGCTTTGCATGAGGGTGTAGAACCTAGTGTGTACAAGGACACTAAAGGGAAACGCACTATAGGCATAGGCTTTAACTTGGATGAGCCTTCTAATCGGAAGAAAGCAGAAGCAGTAGGACTTAATGTTCAGGATATGCTTTCTGGTAGAACTCTTTCCGATAAAGAAATAAAAATGCTGTACAATGAGTCCATTAAGCAAGCTGCTAATGATGCTAATGCTTTTTTACCTAGAGCTGGTAGGCAACCACCAGTGGTTCAAAAAGTATTAATAGATATGGCATTTAATTTAGGTTTAACTAAACTAAATAAATTTGAAAAAATGCGAGAGGCACTTTTGGAAGGTGATTATAACAAAGCTGCTGACGAGATGATAGACAGCAAATGGTACAATCAGGTAGGGAACCGATCTAAAACACTAGTAAAAATGATGCGATCCGCAGCACGATGAACATAGAAGACGACCTTAAAACCCTATCTCACCACGAACATTTTGCAAGATTTATTCAGCTTATTAACGCTCTTCGAGAAGAGTGCATAGCTGATATGCACGAAGCTGACACAGATAAGCTTCAACAACTTTCAGGACGGATAATTACTTACGATCAGATTCTCCAAATGGCCGATTGGCAGGGTCTACAAAAGAAATTTTCATCCATCCTATAGCACAAAAAAAGTGTGCTATAATTAGGCTTCGCCATCGCTCGGCGTTAAGGAGTGGAAACAATTATGTCTAACGAAGTTATCTCGGTTGACGCTGAATCCGAACAAAACTCAGTGGAAAATATATCAGCGGAGGATTTTGTCATCCAACGCTTAGAGCGCCTTCAAGGAGAGCAGCCTGAGGATACTCAGGAAGTTCAAGAGGAAGAAGTTCTAGAAGAAGCGGTTGAATCCGAAGAGGAAGTTATTCAGGAAACTGAGAGCGAACCTTCTGAAGAAGAGACTGAAGATGTTCTTTCACAGTACAACTTAGATGATTTATCTGAGGATGAGCTTAAAGATCTTGCTGAAAAGCTTGGTAGTAGAGCTGTAGCTCGCTTTGGCGAACTTACGGCTAAACGCAAAGCAGCAGAGGAAGAGCTTGAGAGAGTAAAACAATCATTACAACAAGATCCTTTGAAACAGGAAGCGGAAGATGTCCAAGACAATCCGTTTGACGATGTTCAGGATATTAAGTCACTACAAGAAAAGGCTAAAGAGATAAACGATATTATCGAATGGGCCGAAGATGTTTTATTTGAATCAGACGATTACTCCGCTCATGACGAAGTTACTGAGCTAGATGGCAAGAAAATGACTAAAGCAGAGGTAAGATCTGCTTTAAAAAATGCTCGTAAATCTAGGGATCTTTATCTTCCCGATCAACTCAAGAAAGTTCAGAGGAACGAAACTGCTGAGTCTCTCAAAAAGGAGCTTGGTACTAAAGCCCTACAAGAATTTGAATGGTTGAAGGAAGAGGATAATGAAACCAGGAAGGCATTTCTTGGCATTGCTGCAAACAAAGACTTGCAGAAGGTATATAAACAATACCCAGTGCTAGGAGCAGAGCTTCCTTATATGCTTGCTCACGCAGTAGACAGTATGTACGCTCGCAAGGCTGTACCCAGCACTCCTGCTAAAGCAACTGGTAAACCCAAGATTAGTCCTCCGAAAACATCCGTTCCTTCTTCTGCCATGCCAGAACAAGGTCAACGAAAGTCATCTAAAGTACTACAAGATTTATCTTCACGCTTCAAAAAAAGTGGCAATAAAGATGACTTCATTTCATTACGAACCAAACAATTAGCTAGAAAATAATAAAATGGCATTCTCAAATACATATGATTCGACCCCTCCAGGTCCTGGTTCTGGTGTTTCCAATAGAGAAGACTTGACTGATGTCTTGACTATTCTTGCTCCTGAAGAAACTCCAGTCCTTTCTTCTGCTTCTAAGCAGAAAGCATCCGCAACGTTCGTTGAGTGGACGGTAGACGCTTTGTCTGCTCCTTCAACGACTGGCATCCGCGAAGGTGCTGACGTTAGCACATTCACTGACCAGTTCAGTGGACGCGCTCGCCTTGGCAACTACGTACAGAAGTTCCGTCGCGACTATCAGGTTTCTGATCTTCAGGAAGCTGTTGACAGCGTTGGACCTGCTAAGATTGCTCAAGCTGAAGCTAAAGCTATCCGTGAACTAAAGCGTGACATCGAAGCTACCCTCGTTGGTACTCAAGATCGTGCTGCTGAAAACGGAACTGACACGGCTTATGCTTCTCGTGGTCTTGGTGATTGGATCGACTCTGCTGGTCCTTCTGACGTTCCTTCTGGATTTCGTACTCCTGCTGACAGCATTCACGCTGCCGATGAAGGTGCTTTCACGGAAACAGTTCTTAACAACATCATCACCTCTATCTTCCGTGTTACTGGTACGACTAACAACCTAACGATGGTTGCTGACACGGCTGTTCGTCGCATTATCTCTGACTTCGCTCGCACTGCTGGCGTAAGTGGAACTGATGCAGACAGCGTTCGTACCGTTAACTACAACGGTGAGTCCGCTCAGATCAAGTTGAGTGTTGAGTTCTATCAGTCCGATCATGGAATGATTACGATTGTCAATGGCAATCCTGATTGTATGCCCGATACGACTAACAAGGACTACGCTTACTTGGTTAATCCTGAGTACTACGGCATTCATGAGCTGATTCCAATGGGATCGACTCGCCTCCCGAATCAGGGTGGTGGTGAGCGTGGCTACGTTGATTGCGCTTTGACCCTCGGTGTTTACCACCCAGGCGCTCACGGCAAGATCGAAGAAGTTGCGTAAACTTTTTGATCATATCCTTGGTTTTAGGGGAGGTTGGGCCAATCCTGGCCTCCCCTTTTTTTAAATATGGAAATAATTACTAAGCTACCAAGATATTCGGACGGGGAAATAAATAAGGCTTTCATGAAAGAAATCCATACGGGTTTCAAAATGGAAAAAGCTAAGGAGCAAGATAGAATAAATCAAGCTGCTAAAGAAGCCAAGACTAATGTCGGCAAGACTCATCCAATTCTAGGTAAGTGCGTAGCCAATATGCCTGCTCGTGATTATTTTAGATTAGTGAACAAGTACGGACACGATACTGTAAACAGTAGAGAGTTTTTACGATATTTTAACAAGAAGTTTCCTGAGCTAAGTCCAAATAAAGCTTAATGCAAGTAAAGTACAACAGAGACTTATACGATTTAATATCGGCTTTAGCTGGTGTATCTTCATTTACTACCAACGAAAAGACTCAGCTTCTTAACTTTGCTAAACGCAGAATGTACGAAGCGTATCAGGCTACTCCAATGTGGCCTAGATATTTAGTTGTTGGTGAAGAAAGAACGGTAAGTAGCTCAGTAATTGCGTTCACTCAAACGAGTAAAGAAGACATTGGTGAGTTTATACGTATACACAGAACTCAACCATTTCTTAGAAACTCTGCTTTAGAGTTTGAGTTTTTTGTACAATCAGATGGCGCTCATATTCTTAACTTAACAACTGCTGATGCTGATTCTGCGTTTGTCACGTACAAGAAAGAGCTAACTGATATTCCTAGTACCTGGGATCTTGATGGAGATAAAAGCACTCAAGAGATTCCTTTAGAATTTTTCTACTACGTTGCTCATACTGTTTATGCTGATTTTCTCAGAATGGATGGACAGCATGACAAGGCTTTAGCCGAAGAGCAAGTAGCCAACAAGTACCTAGCTAATGAGCTAGAAAAGACTGACCAGATAATGAACAATAACACGGTCAAGAAAAGATTTAACACTTACGTCTCTCAACAATCACGATAAATGAACTCACGCACCTCTAATCTATATGTAGGGAACATTAACCCTAAAGCATCTCCTCAATTCCAAAGACTTCAAGCAACTACTAGCACTGCGGTATCTTTTTCTATGAATACTCCTAGTGCTGCCAATGGCCCTGGGAATCTTCACATTGATACTGATTACGTAATCATTGATGTCCAAGACAATAACGTAATTGTTAGTTTTGATGGAACAGCCGCAAGTGCTACTCATGGTCATCTTCTTGTAAAGGAACAAGGACTTATTGTACTGAGCAAGAATGCAGCAGCTAACGCTTCTTTTATAGGTGTCGGCGGAACAGCCGTTATCTTTGCAGAGCAGTTTGTAGACTAGTCCCGATGAGAAACGTAGGACTTAAAAACATTTTTGAGTTCTTACGTCTAGGTCGCGTAGGAGCTAGAATTGGTGGAGTAGTAGAAGTTGTCTACGAAAATTTTCGTGTAGATGATGGTGCTAGTGGCACTGAGCTATTTAGAGACTTCGACGGAGAAACATTTAGAGTAAAACAATAATGGCATACGACAGCATACATACAGGGCAAACAATAGATAATGCGGTAACTAAAGCCACTGATATGCCAGGCTTTAAGACTGAGGTAGCAAATTATGCAAGCCTTCCTGCTAGCCCGTCTGCTGGCGATGTCTATTTAGTTATTGCCGCAACCACTGGTTATCCTGCTGGTTTTTATCGTTACAGTGGATCTGCTTGGGTATTCATGGGCAGAGAGGCTGCTCCCGTTGATAGCGTAAACACGCAGACTGGAGCAGTGGTACTAGATGCGGATGACATAGACGACACTTCGACGACGCACAGGTTTACTAACGCTTCAGACATATCTAGATTGTCTGCTGTAGAAGCTGGTGCGCAGGTAAACACAGTTGATAGTGTAAACACCCAAACTGGCGCTGTGGTTCTTGATGCCGACGATATTAGCGACGCAACCACTACTAATAAATTTACGAATGCTGCTGACATTAGCAGACTATCAGCGGTTGAAGCTGGGGCTGACGTAACCGATACCGACAACGTAACCAATGCTGGAGCTTTAATGGACTCCGAGGTTACCAATTTGGCTCAGGTAAAGGCTTTTGATTCATCTGATTACGCAACGGCTGCTCAAGGGTCTACGGCTGATTCGGCATTGCAGAGTGTTGCAGGTGACAGCAATCCCACGTTGGGAGCAAATCTTGATTTAGCCACATACGACATAGTAACTGAGTCAAGCGACAGACCCATAGAGTTAGCACCACATGGAACTGGCGGAGTTGTTTTAAAAGGAAACGAAGAAGCAGGGGCAGATAATACAGGAAAGATAACACTTAATTGTGAGCAAAACAGTCACGGGGTTACAATTAAGGCACCTACTCATAGTGATCTTTCAGGAGGATCTTATACCCTGACTTTGCCAGTGGATGATGGCAGTGCGTCACAAGCGCTTACCACTGATGGCAGCGGAAATCTAAGCTGGTCAACGCCTGCGGGATCTTACGGCAACAGCGACGTAGATACGCATCTAAACACCTCATCGGCATCGACTGACCAAGTTTTGAGTTGGAACGGCTCTGATTATGCGTGGACAGACCAAATTGGAAGAGACGGTCAGCTTGGTATCACCATCGACGGTGCTGGCTCTGCAATTACTACGGGTTCAAAGGGATTTTTGCGTGCGCCTTTCGATTGTACAATAACAGCGGCACAGCTACTTGCTGACCAAAGCGGATCAATCGTTATAGACGTTACAAAGGACACCTACGCAAATTTTCCTCCGACAACTTTAACCGACTCAATTTGCGCATCGGCTCTTCCCACATTGTCAAGTTCTCAAAAAAGCGAGGACACTACGCTGACAGGATGGACTACTTCTGTTTCAAAGGGTGACGTTCTGGGATTTGTCGTTAACTCGGCCACAACCGTAACTCGTGTTTCACTGAACCTAGTAGTAACAAAGACTTAATATGGCGACTTACTATGTAGATCCTTCTAGTGGCGACAATTCAAATGCTGGAACCTCAACGGGAGCGGCATGGGCGTCGTTTGAATATGCGGTCGGCGGATCGAGCGGCGTAGCGGCTGGCGATTTCATCTATCTGATGAACACCGCAACCGAAACGCCAAGCGGGTCGATAACATTGTCCGTCGCTGGCACCGCCACAAATAACATTTTTGTCATAGGAGCTGATTCAAATGGAGATAAACTATCGCGAGGATCGTACTACACAATCTCTGGTTCGTCTTTACCAGCCACAACCAATTTGATTCAAGGTAGTGCAACTTATCCAAATTATAGTTTTTACAACATTCGATTTACCGCTGGTACAAATCGAAACTTAGATAATATGGATGAATGCAAATTCATCAGTTGTCGAATCGATAATGCAACCGACGATGGAACTGCGGTTGATGATCAAACTGATAATAGATATATCGATTGTGAAATCGATAACAATGGTGGGAAAGGCTTCAGCGTAGATCTTTCTAATAAAGCTGACAGGCACGAGTTTTTATACTGCAAAATTCACGACAATGGGGAAACTGGGATAAATCTCAATTCGCCTGATAATGTTACAGTAGCGCATTGTCAAATTTATGACAACGGCTGGATGGGTATCTCTATGGATAGCTATGGAACAAATAACTCGATATTGAACTGTACAATCGACGGAAATGCTGAAGATGGATTGTATTTGAAACGAGCTGCAAGCCTAGATCATGTGGATATTTGTAACAATTCCATTACCAACAATAGTCAATGGGGCATCGAATTTATTAGCACCGATCCAGACGATAAGTTCACTTTAGAATTTAATCACTTCTACAATAATACTTCAGGCAACGTAGACGGTGGAGTTTCCTACAATCCGAACATTACAACGGGCGATCCGCTATACACGTCAACCACTGATGGATCAGAGGACTACACGCCACAGTCCAGCTCTCCTTTGATAGATGCAGGTGCTGGAGACGTTACGATTGGAGCGTTGAACGCTTCTGTTTCGGGAGGCGGTAGCGGCGGTGAAACCTCACACGTCTTTGCAGTTTAACCATGAAAATCTTACTTCTAGCTTCCATTTTTCTAGGTAGTTTTTTAAACGCTGCTGACCTACGGCTAGAGTGGCAAGACAACTCAGACAATGAGGACGGGTTTGAGATTTGGCGGCGCGTAAACGAGGGCGAGTGGTTGCTAATCGGAGCTACCAACACGGATGTTGCCACGTTTATTGATGGTGTTATACCAATTGGATCAGTGCTGTCGTATCGTGTCAGGGCGTGGAACCAATTTGGCGAGAGCGGCTATACAAATATAGTTTCTGTCGGTACGTATCCTCCAGCAGCACCGTCAAATGCCAGTGGTGTCGTAATACCATCAAATAGCGTATCTCTTGAATATCACGAGACGGAGGTCGGGCCAGAAGCACCACGTCGCAGCGTGTCCGTCAAAACCTATAGAGACAAGAACGGTCGTCTAGTTTTATCGAAATCATGAGAGGCGTAGCTAGAATAGGTGGCTCGAACGGGGATCGGTTTCTTAGTCTGAACGACTACAAGAGGGTGATAGGTGCTATATGCGAGAAGAACGACTGGGAATTTGAGCCATTCAGGGATTATGTATTTTTTGATGAACAATGTTTTAACATCAAAGATAAGCACGAGCTTAAGAGGCAGTTAGAATGCAGGAAGCTTTCGATTAGCAAGATAAACGAGTACGCCTTAGAATACGAACAGTGAGGGAAGTGATAGAAAGATCAGCTATAGGCATTCTGGGGTCAGGCACTGGCTTGGCCTTAGCAGAAACAAATCAAGTATTATCGGTGATAGCATCTGTGTTCACTATAATGTTTATGGGTTTTTCTATTGTAAAAATTATAAAGGATATAAAGAAAAAATGAGTGGCGAGTTAGTGGCAATGCTTGGAGGGGGTGTCACGGGATTTGTAATGAAACTAATCTCGGCCCAGATGAACATCCAAGCAAATGCCATTCAGTCCATGATTAAGAAGCAGGGAGTAGCAGATGATTCAGCAGATAGAGCAGCACAAAGATCTGGAGAAAGTGGAGCGTGGGTACGCAAGCTCATTGCTATGTGCATATTGTTTTCAGTGGTATTTGCTCCGTTCATCATGGCCTTCTTCGACATACCAGTAACCATTGAAGCACAGAAGCTAGGTATATTTAAATTTTTAGGAATAGGAGCAGATAAATGGAAAAACTTAGAAGGGTTTGTATTATTGCCAGAAGTGCGGCAAGGGATGCTAGCACTACTAGGTTTTTACTTCGGAAGTTCACAAGTTAAATAATGGAAGTAAGCGACAAAACGGCAGTAACTATTCCTCTCCGCAATTTGGTTGCGTTGATTGGTTTTACGGTGGTTAGCGTAACTGGGTATGTAAACATGACAAGCCGCATAGCCAGTTTAGAGAACGCTCAAAATATCAGGGACGTTGAGATAGGGATGAACACTGAGTTCCGTATCAAATGGCCTAGAGGGGAACTAGGAGCGTTGCCTGATGATGCTGAACAAAATCTCAGACTGCAATATTTAGAAAAAAACATGGAGGAAATTGGCTCTACTGTAGAAAAATTGAAAAGCTATGGTAGTGTTAATTTTGAACTAAGAGACAAGAACTACCTAGACGTGAAGGAGTAATATGCACTACGGAAAACGCAAGAAATGTCCAATGGGCAAAACTAAGGGAAAGGGAAAACGATAATGCCAGGATACGGAAAGACATACGGGAAACCAATGAAAAAAGCTAAAACCCGTAGAAAAAAGAAATAAATAAAGAAGGAGTTGTTACTATGCCGATGGGAGTAAAACATTATTTTAAGGATGGGAAGGAGCATAAAGGTGGTCTTCACAAGATGCCTAATGGCCAGTTGCATTCTGGAAAAACTCACGGTGCTTCTTCTAGGAGATTGTTCCATTACGGAGAGTTGTCTAAGTCTGCTCAAAATAAAGCTAGAAAGTCTTGGAAAGTATAATGCCTTTTACTAAATATAGTCCAGCTCAAAAACGAATTGCTGCTGTTGCTCCACCTCGTAAGAAAATAACTGCTGCTGATTTTAAAGCACTTAAGAAACGCAAAAAAAATGGCAAGAAAAAAAGCTAAATCTGGGGGCAAGATTTGTCCAGAAGGAAAGGCATGGGCAAGAAGGACGTTTGATACGTATCCTTCTGCGTACGCTAATCTAGCTGCAAGCAAGTATTGCAAGGACCCAAATTACGCTAAGAAAGCCAAAGGCGGCAAACGAAAAGGAAGGTAATGTCTCAACTTAGACAGTGGCTAAAAGAAGATTGGGTAAGAATAGGCGTTGATGGTTCTATTAAAGGAAAGTGTGGAACCTCTCCTAATACAAAAAGACCAGACAGGTGCTTGCCTAGGAGAAAAGCAATGAGTCTTACTAAGGCTGAACGAGCTGCTACGGCAAGGAAGAAAAAGAGTGCAGGAGCTAAGGGTAAAAAGGTAGTTGCAAATACACCAAGAGCAAAGGTAAGAAGTGGCAAAAAGTCCTAAACAGTCTATGAGTTGCGGTCAGGTGCGTAAAAGCACAAGACCTGGTAAGAAGATCATGAAGCTGTACTGCATTGACGGCAAGCGTAAGCTTGTTCATGCAGGTGCAACGGGATACGGGCATAACTACTCACCTGCTGCTAGGAAGTCTTTTAGGGCTAGGCATAAGTGCAGCACAGCAAAGCCTGGAACAGCTAGGCACTTAGCTTGTACAGAGCTGTGGAAGGGCAAGGGGGGACGCACTAAGAGTTCACCTAAGAGTAGAAAAGGCAAATACTAAATGGCAAGATATAGTTCATACGGAAATTTAGATAACCGAATTGCGGAAGACCTAGATCAAGGGTTTACAGGCTTTAACAATAAGTTAAGGCCAGATCAGTTGCGTCCAGGCATTTTGACTGAATCTAATAATGGTCGTATGGACTTAAATGGAGAGTGGCAGCCGAGGAAAGGGATTGAATTATTTTCATCTCCATTTTCTGCTGGAGCTTTTACTTTGCCGTTTTATTTGTACGAATCTATTCCTGCTGTTAGTACTTTTAGCCGAGCAGGAAATGTTATTACTGTAGATTTTGAATCTGCTCATGGAATAAATGACGGAACTGGTGTAAATATTAGTGGATTGTCGTACTCTGGATTAATAAATCCTAATGGTAATTTTATTGCTACAGTAGTTGATACCGATACTATTACTTACACTGTAACTGGACTAGATAGTACTCCTACTGGAACTATGACTGTTACTGGCATGAAGCTTGATGCTACTGCTGGTAACTTTATTGAAGCTTCTTGCGAGTTCTCAGATCCTAATAATGATTCTGAATCTTACGTGGCTTGTGTTGCTACTAACAGCACAGTTCTTGTTAAGATTTCTGATGCAGGAGCCACTACCGTAACACTTACTTATCCTGCTGGTGAAACTGTTCCACAGGGATCTAATGTTATACAGGCTTTTAACAAACTTTACATATTTCGCAAGGGCCAAATAGCTATGGAGTGGAGCGGAGATATTTCTTCTCCTACATTTTCTCTTGTTGCTAATGGGGACTACAGTCAACCTAAACAACTTACTCCGACTAGAGTAGATATTACTGACAGCAAGGCTACTGCTACATTTAGCAATTTAGCTGCAATGAATGGCCTAAATGTTGGGGACACTTTTACCATAGAAAGCACAGGATCTCCTTCAACTTTTACGGTAGGAGAAAGCTACATTGTAGCTGAAAAAGACGAGATTGCTTTTACTGTAGATTTTTACATTGAGCTTGCTGATGCTAGTAATGTTACTGGAGTTATCCTTCAGCAGCCAGTTTCTATTGGTCTAGGATTTACGCACTCTCCTGCTCCTGAATTTGGAACGTACCACCAGCGTAGATTAATTGTTCCGTACCAGTACGATGTGACAGGAACGTCTGGATCAGCGACAATTACTAACAGAAATATTGTTGATGAAGCGTTGTTTTCGGATATACTAGACGCAGATACTTACGATAGGGTTTACGGGCAGTTTAGGTTTAATGCTGGTGCGGCTGATTTTATTGTAGGTTTTCATTCTTTTTCTGATGACAAACTAGTAGTCTTTAACCGCAACAGTATACATATTGTTGCTAATAGTTTAGACTTAGGGAGTTCAGTATCTCAGTTAATTACTAATGAGGTTGGCTGCTCAGCTAGGGACAGTATACAGCAGATAGGCAACAACATGATATTTTTGTCTGATAATGGAGTTTATGGATTGGACTTTGTTGATCTGTACAATCTTAGAGGCCAAGATGTTCCATTATCAGCTTCGATTGAAGGCACTATTAAAAGAATTAACAAAGCGTACGCAAGTAAAGCTAAGTCTGTTTATTTTGATAATAGGTATTACTTGGCTGTTCCACTTGATAACAGCACTGTTAATAACGCTTTGCTTATTTACAATTTTATTAATAAGCAGTGGGAGTCTATAGACAGTATTGATGACCCTGACTGGGAGTACAGTGAATTAACTGTTTCTGGTCAAGGAGATAAGAGAGGTGTATACGCAATAAACCGTAAAGGTGGTGTTCATCAGTACGAAAGCAGGTCCGATGACAGAGATAGGTACATAGTGCAAGTAGGTGGTAGCGTTACAGATAATCAACTGCAATCTTCTGTTGTTACCAGGATGTTTAATCTTAATTCTTTAGATCGAAAAAAGTGGAACAATTTTGACTTGCATATTCAGTCCAGTGAGAGTAATACTTCAAATGCGGATTTGCAGGCAATCACAGAAAATATTGATGATATAATAAACCTAGGCAGCGTTAGCGATCTTAACGGATCTGATCTTGCTATTGATGAAGATGTCTCTTTGAGAGGCAGATTTGGAAACAGACGAGCTTACGGATTACAATTTAAATTAACAACAACTAAGGGCAGACCTAGATTAAGAGCATTAAAGGTAGCTGGAGCTACAACATTTAGAAGTTTAGACAAGGCAGAATAATGGCAATACTTACAACAGGAAACACGTTTGCTAACGGAGATCAAGTAACGGCAGCTACCTTAAACAGTGCAGTTAATGATGCTGAGTTTGCTGCTGGAGCAGTAGACGGTACATCTACTCAACTTTCTGGCACAAGTCCTCAACAAATTATTGTTAAGGATGCAGGTATTAGCACTGGCAAAATTGCTACTGGTGCTGTAACTACTGATAAGATTAATGCAGGTGCTGTTACGACTGCTAAGATTGCAGACAGCAATGTTACTAAGGCTAAGATCGAAGATTTTACTAATCTTACTGTCTTGGGTAATGTTTCTGGAAGTGCTGCTACTCCTGCTGAAGTAACTATTTTAGATGAGGACAACATGGCCTCAGACTCTGCTACATCCCTTGCTACACAGCAGAGCATCAAAGCTTACGCTGACTCCAAGGTAGATGGCACAGGGGCTGGATCGTTTACTACGCTGGCAGCTTCTGGCGATGTTACGTTTGA